CCGTAAGGGAGCCCGTGCTTAAGTGCAACACCACGCAGGTATCACCATTAGGTGATTGCGGAACACGAGTATCCAGTTAGCTACTGGGGAGGCGTGTTCCGTCCTGCGGCCCACTCAAGTGGGTTTGAAGAAGTTGGACATTAGAATCCAGCTCTTCTTCTTTCCTCCATAAGGGACTTTGTCAATGACTGTTAGCTTTCGTATCAGAGGGGGCCAGAAGCCATCCTATCGTTACACGGTTGGAAACAACCTGTCTACGACTTCGGATACTACTGGTTCCTATGACGTCGGCTATATAGTCGAAAAACTCACCTCTGAGAAGCATATTTTCGCAAATAGACCGCACAAGCTGTCTAAATGGGAAAAGCGTTACCTCCAATATTATGGAAAACGCGACTTTGGTGGACCTTTCTCGGTCCAACGAAGAGCTGCTCAGGTCGCCCCTGCTTTCATTCAATATGCAAGCAGTAACCCGTCCCATGTAGGATCCTGGTGGGACTTCCGCGGGTACTTAGTACCTTCGAAAGCTCCGCTTGGTCTACCTGCGCCGAGTTCTGTTCCCCCTCTGATCTCCGTCCCGCTAATGCGCGGTAAAGGGATCGAGGGTTGGAACAAGTGGAAACCGACTGCTACCCAGGTTAATACTGGGCAAGCATTAGGTGAGTTACGCGCGATCGGCGGATTGCCGGTATCGCCCAAAATGATCCAAGAGCTTAGAGAGCTTGGTAGAGTCTTGCGACATCCATTGCAAACTCTCCGGCACGCTACGCGTACTGGAATACCTGGTCATGACGCTTTGCGTTATGCAGGATCCGGCTACTTGGGTTACCAATTTGGGATCAAACCTTACGTTCAAGATATCATGGCGACCACTAAGGCCGTCCTTGATTTCGATAAGAACTTGAGACAGCTCGTTAGAGATAACGGGCGTCCTGTTCGACGTAAGGGTCGCGTGTCATTGACAGAGACGAGTAACACGGTACACACGCAGTCCTCCACTCTTGGTGGAATGTGTCGTCCGTCCCTTGCTACTCAACTCCACGACGGCATCCAACAAATGGATGTGACTACGTCAATCAGCCTAGAGTTTTGGTTCTCTGGTAGATTTCGTTATCATTTGGATCCCTTCCGTGAACACGGATTGGGGCCCATACCTGATCGCGAGAAATACCAGTTGCAACGTATACTCTATGGTATTGATCCGACGGATGTCACGCTCATCTGGGAATTGATGCCGTGGTCCTGGCTGATCGATTGGATAGTGCCCATTGGGCCTATGATCAATAACTTAGTTAATGATCAAACCGATCGCCTTGTAGCAGACTACGCTTACATCATGGGGAAATCTCTTTCCACAGAAGCAACCGTAGTCAGGGGTAAACTGAAGAACTCAGGCCCCTTCACCTCGACTTGCTTCGTCTACGACGAAGTCAAGCAACGAGCTGTTGCTAGCCCTTATGGATTTGGCGTGTCGTTTACGGGTTTTAGTCCGAAACAACTCGCCATCCTAGCTGCTCTCGGCGTAAGTCGATAGCCTAGGAAATGCCCCCTTACATATTGTGTGTGTGGGGAAACCTCCTAAATCAAGGAATCGTGCCATGCTGGCCGACCCTCAATCTGTCACTATCAATGCTGTAGCTCAATCGCTACCTGCCATTGCCCGTGGCGTCAACACTTCCACTTATCAGAAAGATGATGGAACTGTTAAACTGTCCATTTCCCACCAATACGGGAAGCGGACTCGTCGGACTGCGCGCTTGGATTTTTCCAAGATCGTAGCCGATCCGCTCGTGCCTGCAACGAACCAGAAGGTTTCGATGTCTGCATATCTCGTTATTGATCATCCCCTCACGGGGCTGACCAACGCCGAGATCAAGCAAGTCGTTGATGGCCTCACGGCCTATCTGACTGCTTCTAGCGGTGCCAAGGTGACTTCCGTGGTCGCTGGTGAATCGTAATTCGAGGATCTCGCAATGCGGATCATCGATATCCTTTTCATCCTCGCCCTCGGTTGCATACCCGGAGTAGTCGCTCTGGCCTTCTTTCTTGGCCGTAGCTATTCTCCTGTGGTGTGAAGACAGCTGAGGTCGCACATGGCTATGGATGCCTAAGCCCCCAATCATCAGATTAGGAGTAAGCATGAAAAGCCTTATGCGATTGCTTGAGTGTGTTCTCGCAGATGCGGGAACATGGTGTAGCACTAGCACCACCCGTGACTTTGAAACGGTCACGAGACGTGTCGAACACGAAGGGATATCGTTTGTCAC